GCTGTGATTTTCATGCTGGCTCACCGTATGAGCTTGGAATTGCCTGCAATTGATGCAAATCGAATTGCTTATCTTGAAAAAATGGCTGACAAATTCCTTGCTGATGTGGAAAATGAAGAACGTGACAGGTCTCCTGAATACTTTTCACCTAACATAAGTGTATATACTAGATAAAAGTATTAAAAATGAATGTTATTTCAAGATCACAAGCTAAAGAAAAAGGATTGACCCGTTACTACACGGGCAAGCCTTGTTTGCGTGGTCATGAAACGGAAAGAGCAACAAGAAATGGTGAATGCTTAGGTTGTGCGTTACTTAGGCTTAATGATTGGAGAAAATCTAATCCTGAAAAACGAGCAGAACATAGAAGAAAACATAAAGAACTGCACCGTGATATAGAAAATCAACAGCATAAACAATGGTTGAATGCCGATCCTGAAAGAAAAGAAAAGTATCGACTTCAAAAGAATGAGGCAACTATTGCTTGGCAAAAAAACAATCCTGAAAAAAGATTGAAAAATGTTCAAAAATATCGAGCAAGCAAAATAGAACGTATGCCTGCTTGGTTATTGCCAATAGATAATTTTGAAATGGAATGTATTTATAAATACTGTTCAGTTCTTAATTCAATTGGACTCAAATATCATGTGGATCATATAATTCCCATGAAGGGTGAATCTGTATCTGGTATGCACGTTCCTTGGAACTTACAAGTCATACCTGCTATTGACAATATCCGAAAAAACAATCGTTTGGAGGTTGTCTAATGCCGTTATTTCTTGACACTCGCGGCTATTCAGACATCGCAATCGCAGTATGCGACCGTTGCAAGATGAAGCGCCCCCATGCGGAGTTGAGTGCGGACTTTAACTTCCCTGGTCTAAGGGTGTGTGAGCAAGGATGCAAAGATGAGAAGGACCCATATCGTTTAGCGGCCAGAAGGACAGAGCGGATTAACATTCGTTTTCCAAGGCCAGACGAGGCAATACCTGTGGTGCCAGATGCAATTCAAACCACTGGCAACAATCAGTGGGATTTGTCACCTGAAAATAACACACAAACACCATCAGACAACGGAAACCTAGATACACTCAGTCCATCACCAGGGCAGTAACAACATGGCAAATGTACAGATAACCCAATTACCCCAAGCCTCTGCTCTGACTGGCACAGAGGCGGTTCCTGTCGTCCAAAATGGAGTGACGGTCCAAACAACGACTGGTGCAATTCAAGCCACTCCCGCACTCAGTTCATATACTTTTATCACTGTTGGAACTACTTCCCCCTTGGCCTCTAGCCGATATTTGGCTACAGGCACAGGCTTGGGCATCACTGATAACGGCGCACAATCTAGTATCCAAATCTCTTTGAATGGCTCATCTGCCAGCTTGGAGTCTGTTGGTTATGGGATGTTGGTCAAATCAACGGCAAATACAATTGTCAATCGCTCCATAACAGTCACTGGCAACGGTCTGTCAATCAGTAATGGTGACGGTATATCTGGCAACCCAACGCTTTCTATATCTGGTACTTTGGCCAATTTTGCTAGTACTTCAGGCACTGGATTTGTCACGATCAATGGAACGGCAGTCAGCCAAGTGACATTGGTTGGGGCATCCAATCAAATTTCTGTTTCAAACGGAAACGGATCGGGTGGGGCTCCGACGATTGGGTTGGCCAACAATCCAGTGGTACCAGGGTCCGCTAGTTTGACCTTTCCCATCGGCGGTACCTCTGCTCGACCTGCATCACCTGTCAATGGTATGTTCAGGTACAACAGCGATATTGGTCTATTTGAAGGATATGCAAACGGCGCATGGGGCGCGGTGACAACTGGCACTGGTGTTACCTCAATTGCCACTGGAACTGGCCTTACAGGTGGTCCTATTACCTCTACAGGCACCATTTCGATTGCAAATACCGCAGTGACTGCTGGTAGTTATGGTTCAGCCACTCAAGTCGGTACATTTACTGTTAACGCTCAAGGACAATTGACAGCGGCAAGCAATGTGACTGTGACTCCTGCATGGAGTTCAATCACTTCTACGCCCACAACATTGTCTGGTTATGGAATTACAGATGGCGTGTCATTAACTGGCACCCAAACGCTGACCAATAAAACCATCAGTGGTTCATCCAATACACTGAGCAATATTGGCAACAGTTCTCTGACCAACAGCACTGTTACCATTGGTACAACAAGCATAGCATTAGGCGCAACAAGCCTCACTTTGGGTGGATTGACATCGGTTGCGGTAACCCAAGACCCCACACAAGCTTTGCAATTGACGACCAAACAATACGTTGATGCCGCAATTTCAAACGTCAACTACCATGCCGCTTGTAACTATGGAACAACCGCAGATTTAGGCTCAGTAACATATAACAATGGAACATCTGGTGTTGGAGCAACAATTACTAATGCAGGAACACAAGTCGCATTGGTTATTGATGGACATACATTCACATCAACTGATGTAAGCAATGCCTCCAGAGTATTGGTTAAAAATGAATCAAATGGTGCGTATAACGGTATTTATACAGTTACAAATCAAGGTTCTGGTTCTACAAATTGGGTATTGACCAGAGCAACAGATTATGACCAAACTGGTACTGGTACGAATGAAATCGCACCAGGTGATACCACCTTTATTCTTAGCGGAACCGTTAACACCAACACGCAGTGGGTTCAAACAACTGCATTGCCAATCACGATTGGTACAACGGCGATTAACTTTGTTCAAATTGCGGGCCCTGGGGCTTATACAGCGGGCACTGGATTAACTCTAACTGGTAGTCAATTCAGCATCACAAACACTGCTGTCACTGCTGGGTCATACACAAATGCAAACATTACTGTAAATGCCCAAGGTCAGATTACCACGGCATCAAATGGTACTGCTGGCGGTGTGACAACATTCAGCGCTGGAACAACAGGATTAACACCTTCAACTGCTTCCACTGGGGCTATCACTTTAGCTGGTACTTTGGTGGTTGGTAACGGTGGAACTGGAGTTGCAACACTGAGTGGATTGGCTTACGGCAATGGAACTTCTGCGTTTACTGCCGCAACTGCCGCCCAAGTGGTTTCTGTAATTGGTACCACTGCGGTAACAAATGCAACAAACGCAACGAACCTTGCTTTGACTGCTGGATCAGGGGCAACAAACTACATCACTTATTCTGCAAGTGCTACTGGAAATCAACCCCAATACACAAGCACAGGGATTACAATTAACGCCACAAACAGTACAATTACTGGTGGCATCAATGGAGGAACATTCTAATGGCTCAACCAGGCTATACCCCAATCATTACCTACAACAGTAGCACCACTGGTCACGTTCCAACCACAGGAAGCGGCACCATTACCACTGGTGAACTTGCAGTCAATATTACCGATGGCATTTTGTTTATTGGCACTGGAACCAATACATACAACACACTTGTTGCAAGCAAAGGTACAACTGCAATAACAACCCTTGGCACTGTCACAACGGGTACATGGAATGCAACAACAATTGCTGTTGGATATGGTGGTACTGGTGGTACTGCAACTCCTACAGCGGGTGCGGTGGCATATGGAACAGGTTCTGCTTATGCATTCACTGCGGCTGGAACAGCAGGTTATTATTTGCAGTCAAACGGGTCATCACCTCCAACATGGACAGCAGTATCAGGTGGTATTTCAACAGGTAAATCCATTGCGATGGCAATGGTGTTTGGCTTCTAGTTTGAAAACAAAAGTATTAATTGGAGAATTTAAATGTCAAATCCTAATATCGTCACGGTCGCATCAATTTACGGACTAACGACTCAATACACGCCTTCTGGCACAACAGCAGTGTCTTTATTGAACAATGCCGCTTCAAGTGGTTTGGTTTATAAGATCGACACCATCATGGCTTGTAATACCAGCTCAAGTGCAGTCAATGCAACTGCGGCTATTTACACCAATGCAACGGCTCAAGGTTCTGCCCCATCAGGCGGTACTGCATATCCATTTGCATCGACTATTTCAGTGCCACCCAATTCAACTGTTATTTTGAGCGATAAGACCACAGCGTTTTATTTGAATGAAAACTCATGTATCAGCATCACAAGTGGTACTGCAAACAATCTCACTTTTGTTGTTTCTTACGAATCAATCTCTGATTAAACCATGACGTTTCAATCACACCCTGGTGGATTTACTGGTGCTCAATACAATGGGCTGAACTATCCTGTAACAACAGTAGAGTATCTTGTTGTCGCTGGAGGTGGTGGTGGAGGTACTGGTGGTGTAACAGGCGCTGGTAATGGAGGAGGTGGCGGTGGCGCTGGTGGTTTGCTCCAAGCTACTGGTTATGCAATTACTATTGGGTCAAGTATTACTGTAACCATAGGAGCTGGTGGAACTGCTGGTACAAGCACCGCAATTGGTGGAAATGGTGGTAATTCCGTTTTTGGAAGCATTACTGCTACAGGCGGTGGCGGTGGGGCTATATGTGTTAATTCTTCACTAAATGTTGGCGCTAGTGGTGGTTCAGGTGGTGGAGGTTCTTCATTTAGCACAGGTGGTTCAGGTGGTTCTGGAACATCAGGCCAAGGTAATGCTGGAGGTAGTGGTGTAGCTTCTGCATCTTATTATGGTGGAGGAGGTGGTGGTGGATCAGGTTCTACAGGAATTACACCAACAGGCAACAATTTTGGTAATGGTGGGACAGGTACAGTATCTTCAATCACAGGCTCACCAATACAATATGCAGGTGGAGGCGGTGGTGGACTTGGAAATTCAACCACTAATATTTCTTTAGGTTCAAGTGGTGGTGGTAATGGAGGTTATTCATCATCAACTACTGGGCTTGCCAATACTGGTGGAGGTGGTGGGGCTATTGCACAAGTTAATAGTGTTGGATCAGCAGGCGGTTCAGGAATCGTAGTCATCAGATACCCTGCTTATCTATCTCAAGCCACATCAACAACAGGCTCACCCACAACGTATATTTCAGGCCCATACAGAGTGTATGTGTTCAACGCATCAGGAACGATTACGTTTTAAATTATGCCTAACGGAATCTTTAATCTTAAACAACAGTTACAAGGCTTGATTCAAAAGGCTTGGACAGGCTCTATTGCGACTAACTATGTTGAGTATTTAGTTGTTGCTGGTGGTGGGGGTGGGGGTTCAACAAGTCCGGGTGGTGGTGGAGGCGCAGGTGGATTGCTTCAAGGCATTGTAAATGTTCCTAATGGATCATCAATTACTGTTACTGTAGGTTCTGGTGGTACTGGTTCAGGCTCATCAGGAACTAATAGTATTTTTGGAAATATAAGTGCAACAGGTGGTGGATATTCTGCCACTTCAGGTAATGTTGCATCTGGTGGTTCAGGAGGCGGTGCGGCAGGTAGTGGAAGCGTTAATTATTTTGGTGGACAAGGAACTTTTGGCCAAGGAAACGCTGGTGGAGCAAATTTTCCACAAGGCGGTGTTGGCCCTACAGGAGGTGGTGGTGGTTCAGGAACTGTTGGTTTAACTGGTGTTTCTAGTGTTTCTGGTAATGGTGGTGCAGGTATTGCTAGTTCAATATCAGGTACTGTAACTACTTACGCTGGTGGTGGTGGCGGTGGAATTATTAGTGGAACTGCTGGCTCTGGTGGTGCAGGGGGTGGAGGTGCAGGAGCAGTAGGTTCATCTAATGGAACAAATGGCACTGTCAATACTGGAGGTGGAGGAGGTGGCTGTCAAAGTGGAACACCTGGTCAGGGCGGCTCAGGCATCGTCATCATTTCATACCCAGACACTTATAACGCACCATCAGCATTAACAGGAACATATACTGCTTCTACAAGTGGTAGTGGTAGTGTTTACTTTAATGGTTCTAGTTATTTAACTGGAAATCTTACTTCTTCAGTTGGGACAGGAAACTTTACAATTGAATGTTGGGTATATTTAAATGCGCTTGTTGATTACGAAGATTTCTTCTCTACAACAAGGGGAACAAATGGATTCAATATAGGAACTGACTCAACTGGTGTATTAACTATTTACAACAATAGTGTTGGAAGAATTTTAACTTCTAGCACAGGTTCTTTAAAAGTTGGTCAATGGTATCACGTTGCTTATGTTAGAAGTGGAACTACATTAACTGGCTATATCAATGGTGTTTCTTTTGGAACTGCCACATCTTCTTTGAATCTTTCAGCAACGGCATTTGCTATTGGTGATCTTGATGTAACTAACAACGAGTATTTGCAAGGTTATATTACCAATACAAGATTAACAAATACAGCAGTTTATACAAGTAATTTTACACCATCAACAAAGCCATTGACTGCAATTTCTGGAACATTACTCCTTTTGAATACCGTATCTGGATCTTATCTTGTTGACAATTCATCAAACAATATCATATTGTCAACAACTGGGACACCATCTTGGAACCAAATATCCCCATTTGCAACAGGACTAGGATACAAGAATCGTGTGTACACTTGGACTGGTAGCGGAACTGTGACGTTCTAATCATGCAACAAGAAATTGCCTATTTATACAAAATTACTAATGCCGTTAATGGCATGGAGTATATTGGCGTTTCAAAAAACCCAGAAAAACGGTTTAAAAAACATTGTGAAAAACCACAAGATAGTCGAAGATCAATATTAAGAAATGCCATACAAGCGCATGGTAAAGATAATTTTTCTTTGCAGATACTTTGCAAAAGCACCGCAGAATACTGTTATGAGATGGAATCTAAGCTGATTGAAGGCTATAAAACACGCACACCATTAGGTTATAACATTACCGCAGGAGGTCTTGGTTATACAGGGTTTAGAGGTGAATTTCATCATATGTATGGTACGCAAAGATCACCTGAGTTTCGTGAGTTCATGCGTCAAAAGTATTTGGGTAGACCTCTTTCAGAAGAGCAAAAAGCCAAAATTAGTGCATCTCTTACTGGCAAAAAAGCTAAACCTGAAACAATTGCAAAAATGAGTGCGACAAGAAAAGGTCGTAAACAATCAGAACAGCACGTTAAAGCACGAACAGGTTGGAAAATGCCTGAAGAAGGCAAAGAAAAATTGCGTCAAGCACATATAGGCGTGCGTACTTATGTTGCAACACCAGAACAAAATAAAGCGCAGTCTGATAGACTAAAAGCTAAATGGGCTGATCCTGAATTTAGGGCTATGATGATTGAAGCTCGTAACAAGAAAAAAGAGGTGATATCTTGAGTCAGTCATATTTGGCGGGAATTATTACAGGAACATTAAACCCTTTGACATCTTTGCCTACTGCAACTGTAGAGTATTTGGTTGTGGCTGGTGGTGGTGGGGGAGCTGGTGGAGCAAGTGGCGGAGGAGGCGCTGGTGGTCTTCTTACTGCTACGGGATATGCAGTTACTTCTGGCTCAAGTATTACCGTTACTGTTGGAGCTGGTGGGTCTTCAGGTTCAACATACAACGTATCTGGATCAAATGGAAATAATTCTATTTTTGGTTCTATTACTGCAACTGCTGGCGGTGGCGGCGGTGCGTATGGATCAAATGGATCAAATGGTGGTTCTGGTGGGGGTGCTTATCAAAGCACTACAGCAGGAACAGGAACATCGGGTCAAGGATATGCTGGTGCTGTTGGAGTAACTAGTTCAGATGCAACCACTGGAGGAGGCGGGGGCGGTTCTGGTTCTGCGGGTACTTCTGGTGTTACCAATGTACAAGCTGGTCAAGGCGGAACTGGAACTGTTTCAAGTATTACAGGATCAAAACAATTTTATGCTGGTGGAGGTGGAGGTGGTGGCTATGCTGGATCATCAAACACATCGGCTGGCGGTAATGGTGGTGTAGGTGGCGGGGGTGCAGGCGCACCAGGAAACGGCAATGCTGGAACCCCTCCAACTGCTTTAGGAGGGGCACCAAATGGTGGAAACGCTTCACCAAACGGTATGGGTGGCGCAGGTGGCGCAAATACTGGTGGAGGTGGTGGATCGGGGGCTTATTCTGCTTATGTAAGCTTCACAGCGGGCGGTAATGGCGGTTCAGGCATAGTAATCATTCGCTACCCAGCCAACACAGCACCTCCTGCATCTGTTACTGGTGGCCCACAAGTCTTCTACAATTCGGGCTATCAGATTTACGTTTTCACAAGCAGTGGAACAATCACATTTTAAGGAGTTAACATGGTAACCCAAGAACGTCTTAAAGAAATGTTTGAATATCGAGAAGATGGTCATTTAATACGCAAAAAAAATACATCTCGTCTTGGTAAAGCGGGCGATGTTGCAGGTTCTTTAAAAGCAACAAAAGATTATTACACCATTGGTCTTGATGGGAAAAGGTATCAAGCTCATAGACTTGTATTTTTATATCACCACGGATTTTTACCAGAATTTGTAGATCACAAAAATGGCAATGGATTAGATAATAAAATTGAAAACTTAAGAGTTGCAACAAAATCAGAAAATTGTCGAAATAGAACATTACACAAAAACAATCGATCTGGATTTAAAAATGTTGCTTGGGTAAAAAGTAATAATGCTTGGAGCGTTTCTTTAAGTTTCAAAGGAAAGAAAAAACACATTGGTTTTTTTCAAGACATAGAACTTGCTGATTTGGTTGCACAAGAGGCAAGAGATTTGTATCATGGCGAATTTGCCAATCATCATTAAGGAGAATATTTTGAGTCATTTTGCCCATATTACAAACGGAATTGTCGATCAAGTCATCGTTATTGATGCTGAAACACTAGCAACAGGTCATTGGGGCAACCCATCTGAGTGGGTACAAACTTCATACAACACAATTGCTGGTGAACATAAACTTGGCGGTACTCCTTTGAGAGCCAACTATGCTGGTATTGGTTATGTTTACGACAAAAACAACGATGTTTTCCATGCTCCACGCCCAGTAGACAGAAACGGTGTTTCTTGCGATTCATTCACGATTGGCGCACCCACATGGACATGGGTAAATCCTGTTGCTATGCCTGTTCATGAAGGCAAAATCTATGCATGGGATGAGCCTACAAAGGCTTGGGTTGATGTAACTCCTGTGGTTGAAGCCACTCCAACTCCCACACCTGAAGTAACCCCAACACCTACACCTACACCCTCAACTGGAGCCTAATATGGCGCAGTATTCTGGACTTTGGACGCTATCTCAAGTCAGCCAAGCTGTCAAAGCACAGAATTGGACTGGAATTGCTCCTCCTGTTGTTGAGTACCTTGTGGTTGCTGGGGGAGGCGGTGGCGGGTATTCTTGTGGAGGCGGTGGCGGTGCTGGCGGTGTAATTGCTGGGCTTACATCTGTTACTCAAGGGACACAATGTTGGATAACAGTTGGCGCCGCTGGTAGTGGCAGTTCAAGTACAACTGGCGGTACAGGCGGAAATTCTGTTTTATTAGCCGCTTCATCTGGATCGTCTGCAGGTAATTTTGTAGCAAATGGTGGAGGTGGTGGCGCATCAAACACTGTTGGTGTTGCAGGTGGTTCTGGTGGTGGTGGAGCAACTCTTGTTACAGCGGCAAATGTAGGTGGATCTGGCACAAGTGGTCAAGGAAATGCTGGAGGTACTGCAAATGCTTCATATTATGCTGGTGCAGGTGGTGGTGGAGCAGGAACAATAGGATTAAATGTTTCGCCAATTTCTGGCGCATTTGCTGGAAATGGTGGAGCAGGCATAGCATCATCCATAAATGGCACAGTTACCACTTATGCGGGTGGTGGTGGAGGTGGTAGTAATGGTACAGGAGGGAATGGTGGTGTTGGGGGTGGTGGAAATGGTTCATCAACAACATCAGGCTCGGCGGGATCAGCAAATACTGGCGGCGGTGGAGGCGGAGGAGCATATGTTTCAAATGGAGCCGCAGGTGGTTCAGGTATTGTCATCATCCGTTATCCATCAAGCTATAAACTAGCCGCATCCACTACTGGAATTCCAAGCCAAACAACTGCGAATGGGTACATTGTGTACACATTTACTGCGTCTGGTTCAATCACTTTTTAAGGAGTTAATCATGCAATTTTTAAAAGAAATCAGAGAACATTTGAATGAGTTTGAAACTGATGTTTCAGATGAAATGCACCGCTTTATTGATTATTTGCACACCAAATATCAAGAACCTGGCCCAGCAATTGTAAAACCACCAGCACCTATTGCAATGCCTACACCTGAGCCAACATTCATTGCTCCAGTTCTTGATACTGTTGAACAACCCGTGGAGACTGAAAATGTTGCTAATAGTGATACCCCTGTTTCTGCTGATTCTTCTCCAGTTGTGGATACACCAGTTGTGACCGAAGAGGCTCCTGCCGAGCCAGTAGAAGAAGTGCAACCTGAGGAGAAAAATCAGGCATGAATTTGTCCAGAAAGAATGAACTTGGCCAATTTGGGATGTTTTCCCGCATGGCAAGCCACGCACAACACTTGAATGTTGTCGGGGTTAGTTCGTTCTACTGGATGTTGAGAATGCGATTTAATATGGTGTCCTTGAAGGTTATCAGTTGCTCCGCATTCTTCACACTTGCCTCTTTCTTTTACAAGATCTGCAATTACGCGACGAGATTTATGTGTTCGTTTAGAAGACCCATTATTCCATTTTGGATGGTTGGCTCCAGACATTTTTCTGCCTCTGGCCAAAGCCATGCATGGTATAGAACAATAATCTCCCGTTCCACCATTGCCTTTTCTTGTTTGAAATTCTTTTCCACATTCTTTGCAACAATGATCAATCATTGTTTTGCCTTTGGTGGGTTTGATTTTGTGAGAACATTCTTTAGAGCAAGCATTTGTTTTTCCACGATAATGAGCTTTAAAGATTTGAAATTCTTTTGTGCAAGCGGGACAGATAAGAGTAATCTTTCCTCTCCCTTCAAGTTTTCTATTGGAGTTTGTCATGGCTGAAAAGAAAAAGTGGATTCAAGATGCTATTAAACCACAAAATCGGGGCTCTTTGCATAAAGCCTTGGGTGTGCCTGCTGACAAAAAGATTCCAGCTAAGAAATTGGCCGTGAAATCCACTGATTCACCCAAGATGGCAAAGCGCAAAACATTGGCCAAAACACTCATAGGTTTTGATTAAATGGCTGATACAGAAAAAGATTTGGCTGTCCACGTTGCTGTGTGTGATGTTCGGTACAACCATATTGCACAGTCTTTGAGGGAAGGGGAAAAGCGCATGACCAAAATAGAGTATTTAATCTATGGGGTCATGCTCTT